CGTTCATTTTAATATTACCACTTATATCAACATCATCTAATTGCATTAGTTCTCTGTTTAATAGTATTTGGTCTTTAGCTTCAACTATATCTTTATAGATTTTTATCTTACCCTTTTTCTCTTCATTTTTTTGTTCTGATAATTTTAATAAATCATCTACAGTTAATTTAACATCTTCCGTAATTTCAGGAAATCGTTTAACTACTGTTTTAATACCACATCCGTAAACACCTGGTATATTATCTGATTTATCACCATCCAAAACTCTGTAAAGTAAAAGGTTCTTTGATTCGATACCAAATTCTTCTTTTACCATTTTCGTATTATAAATCTTCTTCTTAGTTGGTGACCATACGATTGTATCATCATCTACTAATTGTAAGAAATCTTTATCAGTTGACATTATAACGGATTGTTCACCTTCCTTTAAAAGTTTTGTAGATATATAAGCCATAATATCATCAGCTTCAACTCCATCGTAAATCATTGTAGTTAAAGGTAATGCATCTAACATTTCATTTAACCAAACAAATTGCCTTTTCATTGATTCACGCTCATCTTCGTCGTTCATCAAATCTTTATATTGGCGATTTACTCTAAGTTTATTCTTATCTCTTTGAGCTTTATATCCACTAAATTTCTTTTTTCGGGAAAGTGAACCACCTTGTCCATCAAATACAACAACAACACGAGTCGGTTGTACATTTCTAATTGCGTAACCTATTGATTTTAGAACACCAGTAACTCCACCAACATGCTCACCATCATCATTCATTGTAGGAATGGATGACCAGCATCTGATAAATGTATTTAAACCATCTATAATTAATACTCTATCATTGAGTTTTTTATCGATATTTTGGTTGTGTTCTTTTTCAACCGAGTTCCATATGTTTTTGTATAATTGTTTCATTTATCCGTTTATAACATCACCAGTTGAGGAATTAAAGTATTTGTTTAAAGTTGCGATTCTATCATCCGCATCTACCAGCATAATGAGAGCTTCATCTGCATTTTTGTAGAAATCTTATGTAGAATGGTCTCCAATACCAACTGCTTTATTTCCTAATAATTCCAATGAAAGGAGCGCTTTAGCTTTATCAGCTTCAGCTCCCTTCATTAACATTTCAAATAGTGTTTTTTCCATAACTTAATTTTATGCTTCTTCTTCGGCACCTTCAGAATTCCTTTCCATTGCTTCAACATCAAGGGTATCTGATTTATATTGTAGAATTGTTGATTCACATATCTTTTTATAGATTTGTTCTCTAACATCTTCTCTATTATCCATTAATTCTATGAAATCTTTTGATTGGAATTTTAATTCCTCCCCAGTTTCAGTATCAATGTAAGTGTACCAAGCTCCAGCCTGTTTTAATAGTTTATTTTCTTTCATTACTCCTAACCACGAACCGTAGTTATCTATTCCTCTATCAAAGTAGATTTCAAAATCAGCCGCCCTTAGAGGTGGTCCCATTCTGTTTTTTACTACTTGACAACGAACTTTCATTCCAACCGTCTTATCCTTACCATTTACCTTCATTTTGATTTGCCCCATATTCTTTAACCTTAATCTTACTGAAGCATGGAAAGCAATAGCTTTTCCACCTGAAGTAGTCCAAGGGTCTCCGAACATAGCGTTCATCTTTTGTCTAAGTTGATTAGTGAATACCAATGAGATTTTCTGTCTACCAATCATATTGGTAATCTTTCTCATTGCCTTAGATATAATAATTGCCTTATCTGTAGCATATCCATCTTTTTTGTAATCAGCTGCCAACTCATTAGTTGTTGATGCTGCTGCTACCGAATCTACTACGATAGTAACTAATTTATCTTTGGAAGTTTCTCTAACTTTCTCAATGATAGTTTCTGTGAAATCAAAGATTTGTTCAACCGAATCAGCTGATACATAAAGAAGTTTGGAAACATCAACACCGATTGCTTCTAAAAATTCTCTACTCACTGCCGTTTCTGTATCAATAAGAACAGCTACACCACCTTGCTTTTGTGTTTCAGCAAGTAGGTGAGCCGATACTAATGATTTACCCGATTGTTCTAAACCAGTAATTTCTGCGATTCTACCAACAGGAAAACCACCATAAGGGCGATTGGAAATTGCTACATCTAACATAGCACATCCTGTAGATACCCAACCTTGCACATTTGTAGGTGCTTCGTCCTCATCTAAGAAGAATGCCACTTTGTTATTTTTCGCTTGTTTGTTAAGCTCACCCGCTAGGATGTCCGCTAAATCTAATTCTTTTTTCGCCATTTATTGGGGTTTATCCGTTAAACAAATCATCGAATGCAGCTGCTACATCATCAGTTTTCTTTGATGGTGCAGGTTTTTTCTCATCTACATCGAATGGTAAATCATCTTTTACTGGTGCAGCTTCTTTCTTAGTTGAAAGAGTTTCTGCTGATACTGAAGGTTCACTAGCATTTTCATTTGCTGCGCCTGGATTTAACCAACCTTCTAATACTGATTTTAATTCATCATAAGATAATTCAGAATATAAATCTGTAATTTCAGTTTGTGATTCCAAGAACTTTTGAACGTTATCAGCATTTTCAGTCAAAGGTGTTTGCTTTGGTTTAACTCTGATAGTTGTTACAGGATACGAAGTACCTGCTTCTTCAGCGGATTGATATTCAATTGTAATATCTCTACCACTGGTTGGGTCGGTGATATCACCATAATCTGGGTCTGCTATATATCCTAAAATTTCCTGATATACAGTTTTACCAAATCCCCAAAATTTCACTCCTTCACCTTCTTGCCCTCTAACCAAAACAGGTACGAAAGTTCTTAACTTCGGCTCCATTTGTTTAGCAGCTTTCCAATCTTCCTTATCACCCATTCTTTTTAGTTTATCCGCAAACTCTACAATAGGGTCTGGTCTACCAAATGATTGTGGTGATAAATAAGTTTTGTTATTAATGTTGTAGTGAAAATACAATTCGATGAATGGATTATCCTTATCGAATTTGTAAGGAACGATTCTTACTTGCGTTTTACCTGGTGTAGGTTTCCATAATGAATCACTCTTCTTTTGTGTGTTTTGTAGTTTGTTCAGTCTACCTCTGATTGCGTCAATGTTAATTGCCATAATTACTCCTTTTAAGTTTAAAAATTTATTAATTTAATGGTTTTATTTACGTGTCTATCCTACACGCGGTGTTTACATATATAAGTATAACGTTCCACCAAAAACGGCATACTTTTTAGGGTTAAATTACATTTTTTTTGCTATTTTTTCCGGTCCATTTTCCATTCACCATATGACTGTAAATTATGTTAAAGTATTCTCTATCAAAGTAATCTTTTGCTTCACCTTTAAGTTTTACTTTAACCACATCTGTATTTGGGAATTTTATTTTAGTACCATAATTAAACATAGTCATAATACAATTTTCGTTTGCTAATTTAATACTTTGTTTTGGAAATATTTCTTTGTTAACATCCCTATGAGTATCGTGAAATATACCATCAAATGTTTTACCAATTACAGGTAAGATATGATACCAATCACCATGTAGTATTGTAACATTTGGTTTATCTTTAGCCCATTCACAAGCTTTTTCGTATATTTCGGGATGTTTTTCTATAATTGTATGGGATTTAATATTATAAGTTTGAATTTCTGTAGCTGAAATACCCATTCCAAATCCTATCTCTAAGATATCTCCACCATTTTGGGTAACAACTTTTGCGAACTCTTTCATCACATCAGTTTCAGCCACATGCATAACTAACCTATGTTTTCTGAATTTAGTATTATCAAAATCAGAGGTAGTTATCTTATCCTCACTTATATTTAAACTAATTACTTTGCCCACTTTCCTCTCTGAACTATTTGTGATATGATTCCATACACACTTAAATCTTCATATGTATCTTGAATATTCTCTCCAACTTCATCGGGTTGTCCTTTTACTACTAATTGTAATAATCTTTGGATTTTATCATTTTTTCTAAACCACAACCCAGTTAGTGCTATTTTTTTATCATCTTCGGTTTCTAAGTTTGAACCTACTGATATATTACCTGGTCCGTAATTCCTTTGCTTTTTACAAAAGGTAACATACATCTCATCTAATATTTTTTTAAATTCTTTTGTGGTTTGGGGATATTTCTCTTCGCAGAATTGCTGCGCTGATTGTTGTTTCATATAACTTATTTAATTTGTTAACACAAATATACGAAAAAGATTTCATATATCCAAGGAAAATTTGAATTATTTTAAGAAAATTTTATAATATCAAAAACTCTTGTGTTTATCTTCTTTGTTCCATCAACATTAGTTACTATGATGGAGTTTTTAAACTTATCCCAATCAACAGTAAAACTTTTATCTAAAGTTCCACCATTCTCTTCTTTGATTAGTTCGTTTAATGCGTTAATTGTGTACAATGTATTAGATTGTTTTTTTCTATGTACCAATATTGTATCGGTCAATGGTTTCTCTGGCTTATATGCCGTATCTATATTATAGGTTACAAACAATTCATCCAAATCAGATTTATTCTGTAGAACATATATGTAGTTGTAAACTATATGATATGTTTCTCTAATCTGTTGAAGCTGGTCTTGTAATTTCTCCTTAGTTGTAAAAGTACACAATAGTTGAGTTTTCATTCAGTCTCTTTCAATGTTTTATACTACTATAAGTATTAAATACTTGTAGATTTATGATTTAGATTTGAAACAACTCTGCATTTCAGTTGAATAAGTCATTGTGTTACTTGTCTTTCCTACAGCACCTTCTTTACTTCTATAAGTTTTATATCCTAACTCTTTTTTACCCCCACTACCATCAACAACATATGTAAATACCTTTTTACCTGTTACATTACCAGTAGGGTTTCCATCTTTATCCTTTTCATTACTATCATATGTTAGAGCTTCTTCTTCTACTAATTCAAACTTTTGCTTAAATTCAGTTGTACTTTCTACACCCAAACATCCTCTTAAAACTTCACCATTAACAATAGTTCCACCCATATTTACATCAAGAGAAGCACCAGCTATTGAATTTGGATTTCCTTTTGTATATGCTTTAGGTGGGTAATCCATCATAGTTAAATGAAATCCTCTAATATTTTCTTCTGCTTCCATTAATGTACCCAATCCAACCTTAACCCCATCTACATCAGCTTGATAGTCATTCATTACCTGAATTTTTTCTCTTTGCATTTCTACAACTTCTCTTCGTTGTTCAGATAATAGTTTCTTTACATCTAATCCAACTGTAGTAGGATTTTCTTCTTGATATTGTAGTGCAACTTTGTTAATTGATTTAACTATTGGGGCATTTAACTTATTACCATCATTAGCAAATTTATATATCATTTCTGCTTTTTGAATATTTGTTAAATCTTCGGGCTTTACACCTTTTGGTAAATAATTATCCCATTTTTTATTTATTTGAGTAAAGTCACCCTTTTTCCAAGCAGTTTCACCATATAAAGCATAATCCATATTTTTCACCAAAGTTCCCTTATCGTTACTTATGATTTTTGCTATCTTATCTGTATCTAATTCTAATAAGTTACTTGCTATAGTAACTGATTGGTTATTATACTTTTCTTCAATTTCGGTCATTTTAGTAGAATATTCTTTATTGATATCTTTAGCTTTAGCTTTATCATCTTCATTTAGTAAAGATTTTTCAATGTAAGAATTATAGTTATTCTCTTCATTCGCTAATGTAGAATTATCTTGAATATCTTGAGTTGTAGTTTTATCACTATGGAATTGTACTAATAAATTTCCATTTTCATCAGTTACGAAAGTTGCAGTATCAGATGGATTCATTCCACCACCACCTGCTTTTATAAATTCATTTAAATCATCTTTCTCAACCTCAGTTCCATTTGGTAAGTAAACTTTTCCTTTTGCGTTATTTACCATATCAACTTGAGCAGATATACTAGCATCAGCTCCGTAGAATGGAAATGTTTTTGTTTCTTTACCAAACCCAACACTTGATTGAAGATTTTTAATTCTTTGTTGAGTTATTCTATGTTTTTTTATAGCAGAACGAGCTGAAACTCTTGATTTAGAGTATGATGCTCTTTCCTGCATAACTTCATTATATTGTTCTGGAAATTGTGGTTTGCTTGCTTTACCATTTCCAATTGCCTCTTTTCTTCTTTTTTCTAACTCAGGATTTTTTGGAATACCAGCAGTTTCTTTTTGTTCCTTACCTAATGTTGTACCTCCAAATCTTTTGTGAGAATAATTTGCTAACTCTTCTTCAGTAGTATTAGGATATTTTTCTAATATAAGAACCAATTCACCAGAAACTATTTCATTAAATGCCGAACCCGGTCCACCTGGAGCTGGTTTTGAACCTGTTTTCTTTTCATATCCCTTATAACCTTCATCAAACATTGTATTTTTAACTTCACTATCTCCAGTTTCAGATACAACTTTACCTATTTCTGTATTATCAACTTTTTTAGGGATTATTTTTTTCTTTTTAGCTTTATCTACATCAGATGGTTTATATGCTGGGTCTTCTTTTGGTAATTGTGATTTAAATTCATCACCAGCTTCACCCGAAAATGCTGTTTTTGTTTCTTCAGGTTCTGATTCACCATCTTTATCTACTTTTACTAACTTACCACCATCATTTTTATAAGATATAAAATCATCTTCTTCTTTCCCATATCCTTTACCTTTCCAAACAAGCCCCATTTTCTTAGCTCGTTCTTTTTCTCTATCATCTAAGGGTTCTTCTTCA